CATCCGAATTATCAGTATGTTGCTGCACGTCTTCTTTTGTTTTCTGTACGGAAGCAACTGTACGGAAAAATGAAAGAACTTCCTACTCTGGAGCAGCACATTATTGATTGTGTTTCTGCAGAAGTTTATGATAGTGATATTTACAACAAATACTCTCAAGAAGAAATTGAAAAGGCTGATGGTTGGATTGATCATGAGCGTGACATGCTATTCACTTATGCAGGTCTACGTCAGGTCGTTGATAAGTACCTCGTGCAAGATAGAAGCAGTGGTGGTGTATATGAGACCCCACAGTTTATGTACATGATGATTGCTCTGACAATTTTTGCAGAGTATCCAAAAGAAACCAGAATGTCATATGTCAAGAGGTATTATGACGCAATCTCAAAGCACAAAATCAACATTCCCACACCTATCATGGCGGGGGTTAGAACTCCACTTCGACAATTTGCAAGCTGTGTTCTTGTTGATGTTGATGACACCCTCGATAGCATCTTTAGCAGTGATATGGCTATTGGCCGCTATGTTGCACAACGTGCAGGAATCGGCATCAACGCAGGTCGCATCCGTGGCATCAACAGTAAAATCCGAGGCGGAGAAGTTCAGCATACAGGTGTTGTCCCTTTCCTCAAAAAGTTTGAGGCAACTGTCAGATGTTGCACACAAAATGGCATCCGAGGTGGATCAGCAACTGTCCACTTCCCAATCTGGCACCAAGAAATCGAAGACATTCTAGTTCTCAAGAATAACAAAGGAACTGAAGATAATCGAGTTCGTAAACTTGATTATTCTATTCAAATTAGTAAGTTGTTCTATGAGAGATTCATCAAAGATGAAGAGGTTACTCTCTTCAGTCCCCATGACGTACCTGGACTTTATGATTCTTTCGGACTCCCTGAGTTTGACGATCTCTATGTTTCATATGAGAACAATCCGTCCATTCCGAAAAAGACTATTAAAGCGCAGGAACTCATTCTCAGCCTTCTTAAAGAAAGGGCTGAAACGGGTCGTATCTACATCATGAATATTGACCATTGCAATTCTCACTCATCCTTTAAGGATAAAGTTGAGATGAGTAATCTGTGCCAAGAAATCACTCTACCAACTTATCCTATTCAACATATTGATGATACGAGTGGTGAGATTGCTCTTTGTATTCTTTCTGCTATCAACGTTGGAAAAGTAAAGTCGGATGAAGAACTTGAGGAACTTTGTGAACTTTCTGTTCGTGGTTTGGATGAACTGATTGACTATCAGAAATACCCCGTAGCAGCGGCAGAAATCGCCACCAAGGCACGTCGTTCGCTTGGTATAGGGTTTATTGGTCTAGCACACTATTTGGCAAAACTTGGATATAATTATGCGGACCAAGAAGCATGGAATGCTGTTCACGGACTTGCGGAGTCTTTCCAGTATTATCTACTGAAAGCATCAAATCAACTTGCCAAGGAAAAGGGACATTGTGAATACTTCGGACGCACCAAGTATGCAGATGGAATACTGCCCATCGATACATACAAGAAAGATGTAGACGAAATCAGCACTCCAAGGTATCAGCATGATTGGGAAGCTCTTAGAGTATCTATCTCCGAGCATGGTCTCCGACACAGCACTCTGTCCGCACAGATGCCATCGGAGAGCAGTTCCGTTGTGTCAAACGCAACCAATGGAATCGAACCCCCTAGAGATTACTTGTCCATTAAGAAATCCAAAAAAGGACCACTCAAGCAGATTGTTCCGCAGTATCATACACTCAAGAACAACTATACGCTTCTGTGGGATATGCCTAGTAACACTGGTTATATTAACATTGTTGCGGTGATGCAAAAGTTCTTTGACCAAGCTATTTCTGGTAACTGGAGTTACAATCCAGAAAATTATGATAACAATGAGGTGCCAACTTCAGTCATGGCAAATGACTTTTTGACTACATACAAGTACGGGTGGAAAACTTCTTACTATCAAAACACTTACGATATTAAGACTGATGAGGTAGTAGAAGAGAAACCCAATCTTCAAAATTTGCTAAGTGAGTTAAGTTCAGTAGAGGAGGGAGAGTGTGAATCCTGTGCAGTTTAAAATTTCTTCCACGGAAGACCAACAAACACAGATTAAAGGTATGACAGTTTTTAACACTGAACAAGTGAACACCAAAAAGCAACCAATGTTTTTTGGAAAACCTCTGGGAGTCCAGAGATATGATTCATACAAATATCCTGTATTCGATAAACTGACTACTCAGCAACTAGGATACTTCTGGAGACCCGAAGAGGTGTCCCTCCAGAAGGACCGTGGAGATTATCAAACACTTCGCCCAGAGCAAAAGCACATCTATACTTCTAACTTGAAGTATCAGATTATGCTTGACTCTATTCAGGGTCGTGGTCCTGGCATGGCATTTATTCCATACTGCTCACTTCCTGAGTTGGAAGCGTGTATGGAAGTGTGGGGATTCATGGAAATGATTCACTCACGTTCATACACATACATCATTAAAAACGTGTATTCTGACCCAAGTGAGGTGTTTGACAAAATCGTGACCGATGAACGTATTCTGGAACGTGCTAAGAGCGTTACAGAGTCATATGATGACTTTATTCAAGCATCACAACAGTATGGTGTATCTGATACTTGGTTACACAATCTTGAAGGAGTTACATACGCAAAAGAGTCAATCAATGATGTTAAACGAAAACTCTATAGAGCAATCGCAAACGTTAACATTCTTGAAGGTATTCGCTTCTACGTTAGTTTTGCTTGTAGTTTCGCCTTTGGTGAACTTAAGCTTATGGAAGGATCCGCTAAAATCATCTCTCTCATCGCAAGAGACGAAAACCAACATCTAGCCATTACACAGAATATTCTGAACAAATGGCGTGATGGTGATGATCCAGAAATGAAACAGATTATGAAAGAGGAGGAAGAGTGGACATATGCTATGTTTGATCGTGCTGTAAATGAAGAAAAGCGTTGGGCAGATTATCTGTTCAAAGATGGAAGCATGATTGGACTAAACGATAAACTTCTTCAACAATACGTTGAGTGGATTGCCAATAGAAGGTTAAAAGCAATAGGACTTAAACCACAATACGATATTTCAGCAAACAATAATCCACTTCCTTGGACACAGCACTGGATTTCATCTAAAGGTCTCCAGGTGGCTCCCCAGGAAACAGAAGTAGAAAGTTATGTAGTAGGCGGAATCAAACAGGATGTGAAAAAGGACACATTTAGTGGTTTCAAACTGTAATAATATAAAAAAAACTTTATAGATAGGGGAGAGTAATCTCCCCTTTTTTATGCCTAAAAATCAACTCACTAAAGACGAAATAAAGATTCGTGTTTTAAAATTAAAAGATAGATTATATCGAGACCAACCAGGTTGGGACTCCAAAGGACTCGCTCATAAATATCTAAATGAAGTTCTTGATATAATTGATGAGTACAGATATTGACTATGAAAATCCTTGGTCGTACAATAACAAACCTTTTAGCAGTGCTGATATTGGGGAGTACTTTGGTTTTGTTTATCTCATTGCCAATAAGTCCAATGGCAGAAGATATATTGGGAGGAAGTACTTCTTCTCTTTTAGAACGCCTAAGGGAAAAAAAAGAAAAGTAAAATCAGAATCAGATTGGAAAAATTATTATGGGTCTTGTCCGGAACTTAAAGAAGACATTATCAAATTTGGCAGAGAAAATTTTAGTCGAACTATCTTATCATTACATAAAACAAAGGGCAAAACAAACTTTGAGGAGACCAGACGACTCTTCAACCACAATGTCCTCACTGAATCCCTTGACGACGGCACCCCAGCCTGGTATAATAGTAACATCCTCAACAGGTACTTCAGAAAAGACTACTATGGCAACAAAGACTGAAGACATCGTTGCACACATACGAGAGTGGTCTCTTGATCGTGCTGCTGACAAAAGCATTTCAAAGACAGATGCTCGTGCTATTCTAGCAGAGTTCTATGAATGGATTGAACCTGAGGATGATGAACTTGAGATTGTCTCTCTAGAACCAGAAGATTGACAATCCATAAATACTCACTTATAATGTTAAGATTCACAACTATGTGAATCTTTTTTATTATGAGACTTTGATTTTGATTTAGAGCCCAGGAAGGTGCCCCCCGAGAGGGGTGGTGTACCCCCCTTCTATTGGGATGTAGAGTTCTATTAATTTTAATGCTTTTTAAAACACTTTCAATTATTGCCATTGCTACTGCAGGACTAGCACCCCTTCAAGC